ACTGAACTCCATCAACAGGATTTCTTTGAAATAGCTAATGAAGATATTGATACTTTTAATCTTGCTGATCGTGCTAATCTATATTTCAAGATTGGTTCGCTCCTTGATCTATCTTTTTCAACTCCTGAAAAGGAGGTTATCAGTTTAATCCAAAATGCAGAAACGTTTAAAGAGACCTTATCCGCAGCAGAAGCGTTATATAATTTCTGCAAGCAATCCGAGGAAGAAGAGTCCAGAGAAAAGGAACTGGAGGCAAAACAGGATGCTCTCATGGATATTGAAGGGAGTGGGGATAATGACACTGACGGCACTGGGGATAATACTACTCCCGTTCCTGACACTGATAGCAATGCTCCTGTGGAAGATAGGGTCGATAATACTGATAGTGATTCTGGGTTGGATGATTCTGGTTCTTCTTTAGATGAACTCCATACAGTAGATGCACTGGAAAGTAAATTGCAGGATCTTGTTGATTCAAATGCAGTTGAAAATAATTATGTAGAAATTCCTCAAGTTAATTTAGATACTATTATTGCATCTAATGAAGAAGTTCATGGGGTTATTGATCAATCATGGGCAGAGCAGCAAACTAGGTATGATGGCCATCGTCAAACTAGTGAATATAAAGAATTATTAGATCTTTATCCAGAAAATTTATTTGAGGACGTAGACAGTGAGTTTCATAAATTTAGAAACGATGCAAAAAAAGAAGTCAGTTACCTTGTCAAAGAATTTGAGTCTAGGAAATCAGCTAGTGCGTATGCTCGTTCTAGTACAAGTCGCACTGGGGTTCTCGATACAACGAAGCTTCAGACATATAGATTCAATGAAGACCTCTTTAAGAGAGTTACGGTCATTCCTGACGGGAAAAACCATGGACTAGTCTTTATCTTAGATTGGTCTGGTTCCATGCAGTATGTTCTTCAGGATACTCTTAAGCAACTGTATAACTTAATCTGGTTCTGTAAGAAAGTTCAGATTCCATTTGAAGTTTATGCTTTTACTATTGAGTTTCGTAAAAGACTTCTTCAAGAGCACACTGGGGAATATAGTCCTGAATTGAAATCTCATTATGAAGTAAAAGAAGGTTTACTTCAAGTAGAAGATGATTTTTGTTTAATGAATCTTTTTACGAGTAAAGTAAATAAAGCAAAGTTGCAGCATCAAATGATAAACATTTGGAGATGTGCTCATTGCTTTAATGATAGGTTCCGTGTTCGTTATCAATATCCACAACCATTAGTTCTTTCAGGAACTCCTTTGAATGAATCTTTAATTGCTTTACATCAAATCATTCCTCAGTTTCAAAAGGAAAATGGAGTAGAAAAGGTACAATGTATTGTATTAACTGACGGTGAAGCACATCAGACTCCTTATCATAAAGAAGTACAACGTCATTGGGAACCAGAACCATTCATGGGTTCCAGAGGTGTTAATCCTCACTCTACTTTCTTAAGGGATCGTAAGGTTGGTAAGACTTATAAGTTTGGATATGCATGGCACCAGTTCACGGATGTTCTTTTAGGGAATTTAAAAGATAGATTTCCTTCTACAAATTTCATTGGTATTCGTGTTCTTGGTAAGAGAGATGCTAGTCAGTTTATGAGGATGCATAATGCTAGTGAGAAAGTACGTGAAGAATGGAGAAGGAATAAGAGTTTTGTTTTAAAGGACTCTGGTTATGATGCATACTTTGGATTATCTTCCACAGTTCTGGCTCAAGATGCTGAGTTTGATGTTGATGATGGAGCAACAAAGGCAAAGATAAAAACTGCTTTTGTTAAGTCACTGAAGACTAAAAAACTAAATAAAAAGGTACTAGGAGAGTTTATTTCTTTAGTTGCATGAAGACATTTAAACAATTCTTAGATGAAAGTAGTCTAAGTCGTATCAAATCTAAATCCGACAAAGGAGGGATGGCAGTCATCTCTGGAAGTCGTGGTGACAAATCCTCTAAGGAAAATAAGGCAAGAGCAAAGCAATTAGATCGTGATATAAAAGGTAAGGGTCTACCTGGTGCTACTAAAGTAACAGGAAGATGGACTGAGAATCCTGGAAGTAAGGATGAGAAGAAAGTTAAAGAACGTAGTCACGTTGTCACCTCTGGTAAAAAAGGTAAGAGAGCATTTAAGAAAGCAGTAAAAGCACTAGGTAAGAAGTATGATCAGGATGCGGTCTTGACTCAAACTAAAAAAACTGGTACTCTTTCTGCAACACGTAAAGGTGGACTTGGTAAAGATAGTCAAGGTAAAGAGGTTAAAAGAGTTGGTGTCGGTAAAATGAGACCAGGAAGATCTTCACCCCAAGGTGATACTCAAATTAAAAAGAAAACCTTCACTTACGAAAAATGACAAACAAACTTTATGATGATTCTAATTGGAGAGAGGAGTACAAGGGGTACACCTCTAGCAGATATGAGTTAGATCTCTTGGATAATGGTCCAAAGAGTCTTGCTCAATCATGGATGATGGGTGCATTGCATAATAAATGGAAGAAGATGAAAGGGTATCGTGATCCAGAGCCACCTGATTGTTCATCTTCTATGAAGGAATGGGAAGAGAGTATAAAAAAATACAACCAATAAACAAACTGTCCACTGGGGGTTTAAAGACCCCCATTTTCGTGTATTATAGCCATATTGAAACCCACTAAACTATGTTTGAAATTAAAATGACCAGAGAGGAAATTATCCAAGGTCTCAAAGCAAACTATGGAACCGAATTCACTGCTGCTGATGTGAAGGGGTTCTGTGCAATGAACGATATTGCTTATCAGACCGTTACTAAAAAAATTGAACAGTTTAAGGTTGGTCGTGGTAAGTGGAACCTTGAAGTAACAGTAAAAGCAGTTAAGAATATTGAGAATTCTTTTGCTGCACCTGCTGTTGAACCTAAATTAGAACAGAACCTTATTCCAGAAAACGATGATACCTTCGTCCGCTTTGGTCCTTTTAGCGATCTTAAGACCATTCTCAAAACCGGTATGTTCTATCCTACATTCATTACTGGCCTTTCAGGCAACGGTAAAACGTTTGGTGTGGAACAAGCCTGTGCTCAACTTAAAAGAGAACTTATCCGAGTAAACATTACTATCGAAACTGATGAAGATGATCTCATTGGCGGCTTCCGCCTTGTTGACGGTGCAACCGTCTGGCACAACGGACCAGTTATTGAAGCTCTCCAGCGAGGGGCTGTCTTGCTCCTTGACGAGATCGACCTTGCCTCAAACAAGATTCTCTGTCTCCAACCCATCCTTGAAGGTAAGGGAATTTTCCTTAAAAAGATTGGAAAGTTCGTCGAACCAGCAGCAGGGTTCAACGTCATTGCAACCGCAAATACTAAAGGTAAAGGTTCAGACGACGGCAGATTTATTGGAACTAACGTGCTCAACGAAGCCTTCCTTGAAAGATTCCCAGTAACTTTTGAGCAGGATTATCCATCACCAACTATAGAGACTAAGATTTTGGGAAGAGTTGCATCTACTCTTGGTGTTACTGATACTAATTTCTGTAAGAGATTAGTAGACTGGGGTGACATAATCCGCAAAACGTTCTATGATGGGGGTATTGAAGAGATCATTAGTACTCGTCGTTTGGTTCACATTCTTCGTGCTTATGCTATCTTTGGTGATAAGATGAAGTCTATTCAAGTTTGCGTAAACAGATTTGATGATGAGACTAAGCAAGCATTCCTTGAACTTTATGATAAGGTAGATGCTGATGTTGAACTTACGGAGTTAGGATGATGGGAAGGAAAATTGATCCAAGTGAGTACATGCAAGCAGGATGGGATGAAACCCCATCAGGTTGTCACCCATATCAAAGAGGTTCACGTCACAACAAAATTGGTATGTGGATTATGTGGACCTATTATGTCTTTTTCATCTTTATGGTTATTAGACTCATTTGGGTACTAAACACATGACTATTTGGCAGAATTATATAAGTGCCTATAGATCAGGACTGCCTATGAAGATTGAAAATTTATGGGCAGGGTGGCATTCTAAAGGAACTTCTTTGAATGCTATAGATCATTCTCATCCATACTTGCTTAAGTCAAGACAAGTGGATATCTATGATGGTAAGAATGTTGATATCTTTAATTGTATAGCCTATCCTAAGACTGGAAGTAACCTTCCTTGTTTTGGTATGGATTTGATGAAATTTTCTGAAAAGAAAATTATTATAGTTTTTGATTTCCAACATCCTACAGAGAATTATTTGTTTTCTGTTCCAGGATTACCAAAGTATGAGGGTACGTATAGGTTTTTTGAACCAGGTAATCATTTCTCAGAGAATATCTACATAGCATATTGTAAACCAGATGAAGTTGATGATCATCTTGAGATGTTTAAGACATACTTGACTAAGTACAAGGATATGTTAGAATGTGAGAGACCGTGCGGAGAAGATACTTCTGTTTATAAAGACTTTGATGCTTACATGACAAAACTAGATCCAGTAGGAGGATTTCTTGCTGGTAAGTTTGGTAAAGAAAAAGCAGAAAGTTTAGTAAACGATTTCTTATTTACCTATGGTTAATTCGTGGAGTCTTTTAGACTCAGAAATAAACGGAACAATGGATGAGGATTATCCAATTATGTATGGGCCAGATGATGAGGAGAGGTATGTGAAAAACAAAAAAGAAGGAAAGTCAGATTATTATTTCGATTATGATCGGAATGGTGATATGCCCAGTCCTTTTAGTACATTATCTGACAATGATGATCAGATTGCCCATCACATACCTGGTGGAATGGGTGAAGATCATATTTCATTCTCAGTATCTGGAGGAGTTGATGATGTGTATGCATATCATTATCCAGGTACAGATTCTAAACCTGAACCAGATTTAAATTTTAATCCTCATAAGTATCAGGAGGATGAAGGCATCAAAGATCTTAAAGATTACATCTCTTCAACCTATTCTGGACATTATACTTCAGATCAAAACAATACACAGACATTGGATCTTATTCAATCTGTAGGTGATGCGGAATCTTTCTGCCGTTCTAATGCTATTAAGTATCTGGCACGGTATGATAAAAAAGGTCAGGCAAAACGTGATATACTAAAAGCAATGCACTACTGCCTACTGTTATACTATTTCAGTGGACATACAAACAATGAAACTCAGACCCGTGGTTATGAAACTTTCTGACAACACTTTATCAGTATTGAAGAATTTCTCTTCAATTAATCAATCAATTCTCTTCAAGCATGGTAGTAGACTTCGCACCATTAGTGTGATGAAGAATATCCTTGCAGAGGTAACTATCACAGAGGAACTTCCTAAAGATTTTGGTATCTATGATTTGAACCAATTCCTGAATGG